GCCTGGAGGTCGTGTAGCTATTATACAGACACGTTGGCATATGGATGATCTTACTGGGCGTGTGATAAACGACATGACAAAGAATAATCTGTCAGACCAGTACGAGATTGTAGAGTTTCCTGCTATACTGGATGTTGTGGACAAAGAAACTAATGAACCTGTGCAAAAGCCCTTGTGGCCTGAGTTCTTTGACCTCGAAGCTTTGCTCCGCACTAAGGCCTCCATGCCTGTATTTCAGTGGAATGCTCAGTATCAGCAGGAACCCACTGCAGAAGAAGCTGCTCTGGTAAAACGTGAGTGGTGGAATACATGGAAAGAAGATAACCCCCCTCCATGCGAATATATTATAATGTCACTAGATGCTGCAGCAGAAACTCACAACAGAGCAGACTATACAGCTTTGACAACTTGGGGTGTGTTTTTAAATGAAAGTGATGGTAATTATAATATTATCTTGTTAAACAGTATAAAAAAGCGTATGGAGTTCCCAGAACTAAAAGAAATGGCTATGTCAGAGTATTCCACGTGGGAGCCCGATGCGTTTATTGTTGAGAAGAAAAACTCGGGAACGGCCTTGTATCAGGAGATGAGAAGAATGGGACTGCCTATACAGGAATACACCCCGCATAGAGGATCAGGAGATAAGCTGGCACGTTTAAATTCTGTCTCTGATATAGTATCTTCTGGACTTGTATGGGTTCCTGAGACAAGATGGGCTGAGGAAGTTATAGAAGAGGTTGCAGGATTTCCATTTATGAGTCATGATGACTTAGTTGACTCAATGGTTATGGCACTTATGAGATTTAGACAGGGCGGATTTATAAGATTGCCAAGTGACGAGCCAGAGGACATACATTATTTTAAAAAGCGAGCAGCTTATTATTAGGGAGTAGACTATGGATATTGAAAAAGGAATAATGCAGGCTCCTTTAGGTATTGAGGAGGAAGCAGTAAAAAATGGTAAAATGCCTGAACCAGACTTGGAAATTGAAATTGTAAATCCTGATATGGTTACACTTGATGATGGTAGTGTAGAAGTTACCTTACTTCCCGGGGCAGAGAATATAGACACAGAATTTGATGCTAACCTTGCAGAGTCATTGGATGAAGATGTCCTTGAAAGTGTGTCATCTGAACTTCTTGATATAGTTGAAAGTGATATGGACAGTCGTAAAGACTGGGCTGATACATATGTAAAGGGCCTTGACGTGTTAGGATTTCAGTATGAAGAACGTTCTGATCCTTGGGAGGGAGCATGTGGTGTGTATTCTACAGTCCTTGCAGAGGCCGCTATACGGTTTCAGGCAGAAACAATGTCCGAAACATTTCCTGCATTAGGGCCTGTAAAGACTAAAATTATTGGTGATGAGACAAAAGAAAAAGAAGAAGCAGCTGCCCGTGTAAAGTCGGACATGAACTTTCAACTTACAGAAAATATGGTGGAGTACAGACCTGAGCATGAAAGATTACTATACAGCCTTGGCTTATCAGGCTCTGCGTTTAAGAAAGTATATTACGATCCAAATATGGGTAGACAGATGGCTGTATATATACCAGCAGAGGATGTAATTATTCCTTATGGTGCGTCACATATAGAAACAGCAGAACGAGTCACTCACGTGATGCGTAAGACGAAAAATGAACTTAAGAAACTACAGGCTAACAAGTTTTACCGTGAAGTAGAAGACTTGGGTGAGCCAAAGATGTTTTACTCCGACATAGAGGAGCGTAAGGCAGAAGAGGGTGGTTACTCTCTTACAGATGACTATAGATATACTATATATGAGATACACGCTGACATAGTTATAGAAGGCATTGATGATAGTGATGATGAGATAGCAAAACCGTACATAGTAACCATAGAGCGGGGTACAGGTAAAGTATTAGCTATACGTAGAAACTGGAACCCTGACGATGAACTTAAATTAAAGAGACAACACTTTGTGCACTATGTGTATGTCCCGGGATTTGGGTTTTATGGTTTAGGGCTTATCCATATTATAGGTGGATATGCTCGTGCAGGAACATCCTTGATACGTCAGCTAGTAGATGCAGGCACTCTCGCTAATCTCCCAGGCGGCTTGAAATCACGTGGTCTACGTATCAAGGGTGATGACGCTCCTATAGAACCTGGAGAGTTTAAAGATGTAGATGTACCGTCTGGCAGTATACGTGATAATATTATGCCGCTTCCATACAAAGAGCCAAGTCAGACATTATTACAGTTACTTGACAAAATTACTCAGGAAGGCAGAAGACTGGGAGCTATTAGTGATATGAACATATCTGACATGTCAGCAAATGCTCCTGTTGGGACTACGTTGGCGTTATTAGAGCGTACTCTTAAACCTATGGCAGCTGTACAGGCACGTGTTCATTATGCAATGAAGCAGGAGTTTAAACTTCTTAAAAAGATTATAGCTGAATACGCAGGCTCTGAATATGCATATCAACCCTTAAGAGGAGAAGTGGGAGCTAAGCAATCAGATTACCTGATGGTAGACGTCATACCTGTCAGTGACCCTAACAGTTCTACAATGGCACAGAGAGTTGTACAGTATCAGGCTGTATTACAGATGTCCCAGTCTGCACCGCAGATATACGACTTACCACAGCTTCATAGACAGATGATAGAAGTATTAGGTGTTAAGAACGCAGACAAACTTGTTCCAACAAAAGAAGATATCAAACCAGCCGATCCAGTAAGCGAAAACATGAATGCACTTGTTGGTAAACCGATGAAGGCATTTATATATCAGGATCACGATGCTCACATAGCTACGCATATGGCATTTATGCAAGACCCGATGGTAGCACAGCTTATAGGGCAGAACCCACAGGCAAAACAAATAATGGCATCCTTGCAGGCACATATAGCTGAACATCTAGGGTTTAACTACCGTAAACAGATAGAAGAAAAACTAGGTGCGGATTTACCTGCACCGAATGCAGAACTACCAGAAGAAATGGAAGTTAATATTGCACGTCTTGTCGCTCAAGCAGGTAAACAACTTACACAGGCACACCAGAAACAGGCAGCACAACGTGAGGCACAGGCAAAAGCACAAGACCCAATGGTTCAAATGCAACAGGCAGAGTTAAAGTTAAAAGCTGCTGAGGTACAGAGAAAAGCAAAGAAAGATGCTGTTGATACCCAGTTAAAAGCTGCTGAACTGCAAAGAAAATCTATGAAAGATAAGGCTGATATAGAAATAGATAAAGCCGAACTCATCATGGATTCTAAGAAAGAAAAAGTAAAACTTAATAAACAATAAGGGAAAACATGAATAGACCTACAACCGTCTTTGACGTGCTTACACAACAAATAGAGGAGCAGAAAAATGCTTCCATAAAGTTTCTTATGACAGGGGGGCCGAAAGACTTCTCTCAATATAAGGAAGTTACTGGCTTGATACGGGGTCTCGAGACTAGTATTTCAATTATAAAAGAACTCCAGCGTAACCAAGAGGAAAGTGATGACTAAACCAGACTTACAACAAATTAATGTGTCTGACAAAGACATAGATTTACAACTACCTAAACCTGTAGGATACAGAGTGTTGGTAGCATTACCAAAAGTAGAAGATAAGTACGAAGGTACAGAACTTCTAAAAACAGACAAAGAAAAATACTTTGAAAATGTAATGTCAATTATAGGAGCTGTTATTGATATGGGCGAGCAAGCTTATAGCGATAAAGAGCGTTTCCCTACAGGGGCATGGTGTAAGCAGGGAGATTATGTAATGTTTCGTGCTAACACAGGAACAAGATTTAAAGTTAACGGGAATGAGTATCGTTTAATGAATGATGACTCTATTGAAGCTGTTATAGCTGACCCTCGTGGCATACAGAAAGCTTAGGAGGGTATAATGGCATTTCAAAAAGTAGAATTTACATTTCCAGATGAACAGGAAAATAAAAAACCTGATATTGAGATTGAGAAGTCAAGTGCTGTCGAAGTTGATATACCGGGAAAATCCAAGCCAGAAGAAAAGGCAGAAGATAAGAGTAAGCCCGCAGATAGTAAGGCTAGCGATAAAGATGACATGGAAATCGAAATCGTTGACGATACACCAAAAGCTGACAGAAACCGTAAAGTATCTGAGCCACCTGCGGATGTAACAGAGGAAGAGCTAGGTGAATACTCTGAAAAGGTACGTACTAGAATAAAACATTTTAGTAAAGGTTACCATGATGAAAGACGGGCAAAAGAAACAGCAGAACGTGAAAAGAACGAGCTGGAAAGACTATCCCAACAACTCATGGAAGAAAACAAAAAACTAAAAGGTACTGTAGATAAGAATCAAACAGTTTTGCTTGAACAAGCTAAGAAAGTTAACGAAAAAGAACTGGAAGCAGCTAAAAAAGCATACAAAACTGCGTATGATTCTGGAGATACAGATGCTGTATTAGAAGCTCAAGAAACTTTAACATCTGCCAAGATTAAAGCAGAAAAGTTAGAAAATTTTAAAGTTCCTGCTTTACAGGAAGAAAATACTCCTGTAGAACAAAATAAAGAACCCGCTCCAGCGATGGATGGACGAACTAAGAAATGGGCAGATGCCAATACTTGGTTCGGCACCGATGATGAAATGACAAGTCTTGCGTTGGGGTTGCATACTAAACTTGTCAAACAAAAAGGGCAAGCATTTGCCAACACTGAAGAGTACTATGAATCCATAGATACTCGGATGCGAGAATTGTTCCCAAGTTATTTTGGGGAGGAGGTTGAAAAACCAAAGGAGGTTGAAAAGCCAAAGCGAAGTCCAGATGTGGTTGCACCCGCTACACGGAGCACGGCCCCTAAAAAGGTCACTTTATCGCAAACACAAGTGAACATAGCTAAAAGGCTTGGAGTACCGTTAGAATTATACGCCAAAAAGGTTGCAGAAGAAATGAGGAAAGATAATGGTTGAAAATAGACTTGACAGAGAACTTGAAACACGTGAAAGAACAACTCGTAAAAAGGCTTGGCAGCGTCCAGAGACTTTACCGTCTCCTAATCCTGAGCCAGGGTATACTTATCGCTGGATACGAACAAGCACTCATGGGCAGGTAGATGCCACCAATGTATCCTCAAAACTCAGAGAGGGTTGGGAACCCGTAAAAGCAGTTGACCATCCAGAAATTACTTTGGTTACCATTGAAAATGAAAAATTCAAAGATAACGTTGTAATCGGTGGGCTAATGCTTTGTAAGGCTCCAGCTGAATTAGTTGAAGAGCGGACTGAACATTTTAAAGAACAGACCTCAAATCAAATTAAATCAGTAGACAACAATCTTATGAGAGAAAATGATCCTCGTATGCCTCTATTTCATGAGAGAAAATCGAAGGTCACTTTCGGAAAAGGTAATTAATTTTAATTTAGGATAATTTAGGAGACTAATTATGGCTTATCCAACTATTGATGCCCCTTATGGGCTCGTACCCGTTGGTTTGATTGGTGGTCGTTCCTACTCGGGTGCTACTCGCCAAATGAGAATAGCTAGCAATTACGGCACAGCTATTGGCAAAGGTGATTTAGTAAAACGTGTAAGTGACGGAACTATTGATCGTGACGCAGCAGCAGCAACTTTGCCAGATACTGGCACACTAGGTATTTTTATGGGCTGTCAGTATACTGATCCAAACACCAGTCAGTTAACATTCAACAATCAATATCCCGGCAGTATAGTTGCTAGTGACATTGATGCATTTGTTGTTGATGACCCTGACGTAGTTATGAAAGTGGCTGTTTGTTCTTCAGGAACAACAATGGCAACAGTAGCAAGAACTGTTATTGGTAATAATGTTGCAATTATTAGTAATACACTAAACACTACCAATGGTAGAGCTAAACTAGCCGTTAGCAGTAGTCCTGCTGCTACACTCACACTTCCACTCAAAATAATTGACGTGGTTGAAGATACAAAAACTGGTAGTGACGCATTTCAAGAAGTACTTGTTGTGTTTAATGCCCCCTATGAAGATAGTAATATCCAAAAAGGTGGTCATGCATACCGTGTTGCAACTGGCTTATAAGGGAGATAGACAATGGCGATATCAAGAGCTCAATTACTTAAAGAACTACTTCCTGGCCTCAATGCTTTATTTGGCATGGAGTATGCGAAGTACGGTGAAGAACACGCTGAAATTTTTGAATCAGAAACTTCAGATCGTTCTTTTGAAGAAGAAACTAAGTTGTCAGGGTTTTCTGCAGCACCAGTCAAAGACGAAGGTTCAGCCATCGAATATGACACTGCTCAGGAAGCGTTTACAGCTCGTTACACACACGAAACAGTTGCAATGGGTTTCTCAATCACTGAGGAAGCTATTGAGGATAACTTGTATGACTCACTGTCAGCTCGTTATACTAAAGCACTGGCTCGTGCTATGGCGTACACAAAACAAGTCAAAGCAGCATCTATTTTAAATAATGCGTTTGACTCTGGTACTACATATGGCGATGGGGTGGAGCTCTGCTCTACAGTACACCCATTAGTTTCAGGTGGAACTAACTCTAACGAACCAGCTGTTGCTGCTGATCTTAACGAAACTTCTCTTGAAGCAGCAGTTATTCAGATCGGTGGGTGGACAGACGAGAGAGGCCTAAAGATTGCGGCTAGACCTCGAAAGCTGGTTATTCCTACAAACCTACAGTTCGTGGCAACTAGATTGTTAGAGACAGAAGGACGTGTCGGCACTGCAGACAATGACTTAAACGCACTTAAGAATAACGGTTCTATTCCAGAAGGCTACACTATCAATCACTATTTGACTGATACAGATGCTTTCTTCATTATGACCGATATTCCAAATGGTTTAAAGCATTTCACACGTAGTCCGATGGCAACATCTATGGATGCTGACTTCGACACAGGTAATAGCAGATACAAGGCAAGAGAAAGATACAGCTTTGGCGTATCCGATCCGCTAGGTATCTTTGGTTCCCCAGGAGCCTAACTAAAATTTAAAGGGTGGCTTGATAGTCACCCTTTTTTACTATATACTAAAATAAATTAACCTTGACAGCGAGAGCTGACACAGCCAAGACAAGGAGTTTTACATGGCTAATACAACATTTAAGGGAACATTACGTTCTGAAGGTGGCTATTCTTCAATAGCTACTGCAGCAAACACAGGTGTAGAAACAACACAGATGTCTATTTCATCTGCAGGATTTGCATCACTTGACGCAAACACTCTAGCAACAACTGCAGGTACGGGTATTACAACTGGTACAGGTACAGTTTATGCAGCTTCAGTAATTAAAACAGGCGGTATTTTTCATACTAAAATTTTAATTGATTTAACAGGTTTAGCAGCAGTAAACGGAACAGTTCTGGGCGGAAAATTAACTTGCTTAGAAGCTCCAGCAGGCGGTGATCCAGATATTAACTTATGGTATGCGGATGAAGCAACTGGTACAGAAGATGCAGCAATAACAGGTTTAACAAACCAAGTGCAAATGTGTGACAGTGGCGATTTAGCTTTAAATAGCGTAATTAGTATTCCAACACCACCAGCAGCAGATAAATATATTTATATGGTTACAGGTGCAGCGACTAACGCAAATTACACCGCTGGTAAGCTTCTTATCGAGTTTTTTGGTTACGAAGCTTAATTAATCTAGTGGGGGGGTAACCCCCACACCTTATAAGGAGATACGTATATGGGATTATCAGGACATTCAGATGTAAAGGCTCTCACCATAAATGATGAGAATGCTTCGGATGATGATAGGATTGTGGAGGCAGCGAGACCTGACACAACAGCTAGTCTAGCTAATACTACTTTTGCAAGTGGTGGTGCAAGAAATATAATTGTTACAACCACTGGTACAGGCGACAATGGTAAAACCTGTACCATAACAGGCACAGATGTCTTTGGTGATGCCATGACAGAAGTAATAACATCTACAAGTTCAGCCGAAGCAGTTGCAGGAACAAAATTATTTTTAACTGTTTCAGCAGTAGAATGTTCTGCAAAATATGCAGCAGATATAAAAGTGGGTTCAGGAACACTATGTGCTCAAGCAGTATTAGGAAGCAATAGAGTTAGACTTAAAGGTATGTCTATAGTATCAGGTGGTACAGCAGGCACCTTAGAATTTATTAATGGTGCACCTGAAGATGGTACTACTATATTTAAGGCTAGAACTATTGGAACAGCAAATACAACCACTGATAGGACAATACCTGCACAAGGTGTATTATTTGAAAATGGATTGTCTGTAAAATATACAGTTGACGTAGTAGATATGTTAACAGTGTTTCATGCTTAGAGGAGAATCTTATGAATAGAGCTGATATGCAAATGCAAACTAAAGGTAAAATGAAAAAGAAGATGATGTCTGGCGGAGGTAAATTAAAAAAGAAGATGATGTCTGGCGGTGGAGCATTGAAAATGGTTACCAATAAACAAGGTGACAAAGTACCATTTTATGCTGCTGACGGTGTAGGCAAAATGAAAAAAGGTGGAGCCGTTAAGATGAAAAAAGGTGGTTCTATCATGAAAATGAAAGGTGGCGGTAACGTTAAATCTAAGAATGGCTCAAAAGGTGGTAAAAAAGGAGGCAAGACTAGAGGTTCTGGAATCGCTATGAAGGGAGTTAGACCTGCTAAAATGGTTACCATGAAGGGTAGCTAATGAGCGAAAAGAAGAAAAAAAGCAAACTTGACAAAGCTGCAGAAATTGCTGAAAAACTTCCTATGGCTGGTGCTGGTGCAATAGGAGGTTTAGGAGGTTACGCAGGGTATGAACTTTCAAAACTTAACAAGTTTCGGAAACAACAAGATGCTTTACGTAGAGCAGCACATATGCAAAGGTTTGAACAACTGAGAAATAAAAGACTTGGTGCTGGTGATGCGGGTGTAGGGCCAGAAGGACAGAATATAGTTCAAGGTGGTGGAGGAAATATGACAAGTATTTTTGGAAGGTCTATTGGAAACAAACTTCCTCCCAAAAAGAACATGAAAAAAGGTGGCAAAGTTAAATCTAAAAAACCAAAAGGTTGTGGTATAGCTAGACAAGGTGTTAGAAAAGCTAAAATGATAACTATGAAAGGTAGCTAACATGGATAAAGAAGAACAAAGGCTAAGAGCAGAATATTTTGATGGCCCTGCCTCTGATCAGTTTAGTCTATCTCAATTCTTTATACAAAATGGTAGACCTGATCTAGCTGAAAAAGAAAAAAGAAACATGCCTAAAATGAAAAAAGGTGGGACTGTTAAAAGAAATAAACCTAAGCCCAAAAAAGGCTCTACTGTCCGTGGAGCAGGAATTGCTAGGCAAGGTGTTAGAAAAGCAAAGATAAGGTAGGGTATGGCTACTTCAGGAACTACAGCGTTTGACTTAGACTTTACAGAGATAGCCGAAGAGGCTTGGGAACGTGCTGGTAGAGAAATGAGGTCAGGTTATGACCTAGCTACAGCTCGTAGGTCTATGAATCTCATGACCATAGAATGGCAGAATCGTGGTATTAACATGTGGACTATAGATAGTGGAACTCTGTCTATCACGTCTGGAACTGCCCAATACGATTTGCCAGCTGACACTATAGATTTACTTGACCAAGTTATAAGAACTAATGCAGGTAACACATCTACACAGTCTGACCTCACTATAAGTCGTATAGGCGTAAGCACGTACGCATCAATTCCTAACAAGTTAACAACCGGTAGACCAATACAAGTGTTTATAGAGAGATTAATAACACCTAGAATAAACCTATGGCCTGTACCTGACCAGAGTTATACATTCGTATATTTTCGTATGAGAAGAATACAGGACGCAGGAAGTGGGGTAGAGACTTCAGATGTGGTGTTTCGTTTTCTACCTTGCCTTGTTGCAGGTTTAGCTTACCACATTGCTATGAAAGTTCCTGAGTTGATGGGTAGAATTGATATGTTAAAGAAAGTATATGATGAACAATATGCACTGGCTGCTGGTGAAGATAGAGAAAAGACATCAGAAAATTTTGTTCCAAGAATAGGTAGAATATAGTATGCCATCTAAATACGCTTCAAGTAAAAAAGCATTAGGAATATGTGATGTATGTGGGTTTCAATATAGACTACGTGAATTACGAAGTGTAATTACAAGAGGTGTAGATACTAATATTAAAGCTTGTGATGACTGTTGGGATGAAGACCATCCACAGAATGAACTGGGTAGGTATCCTGTGCATGACCCACAGGCCATACAAAATGCAAGACCTGACTTTGCGGAGTTACATGATAGCAGAAATATACAGTATGGGTTTAACCCTGTAGGACGTGACAAAGACCCATTTAGCTTGACTCCAAACACTTTAGTAGCTACAGGTGCTGTAGGCACCGTGTCGGTAACTATAACATGATGAGGAAACTATGAATTATACTTCATTAAAAACAAATATAGCCGATATATGCGAAAATACATTTACAGATGACCAATTTGCATTGTTTGCTCAACAGGCAGAGCAGAAGATATTTAATACCGTAGACCTACCAGTAATGCGTAATGTTGATAGTGGCCCTCTAACAGCAACTAACAAGTTATACACTACACCTGATGGTTATTTATACACATATAGTCTAGCTATAATAAGTAGTAGCACTACAAATTATGTGTTAAATAAAGATGTTAACTTTTTACGTGAGGCTTACCCTGTAAATACAAGTGCAAAATACGGACTACCCAAATTTTATGCTTATCACAGCACTTCAGGTAATAAAATAAAGTTAATGTTTGCACCAACACCAGACCAAAATTATGAAATAGAGCATATATACGCTAAGTATCCTACGTCAATAGTTACTGCAGGCGGTACATATTTAGGAGATAATTTTGATACAGCACTGTTAAATGGTGCTTTAGTAGAAGCTATTAGATTTATGAAGGGAGAGCCTGACATGGTTGCTCTTTACGAAAAACATTATTTACAAGCTATAACCTTACTTAAAAATGCTTCAGATGGCAAATTACGTCAAGACGTATACCGTTCTGGACAGGTTAAGAATCCAGTTAGTTAGAGATT